TAGTGCTTCTCGGTCTCTTCTTTGAAGTTCAACAATCGCCATCATGGCCAACATCGACTTACCGGCGCTCTCTGGACCATAAAATATATTAATCTTTCCGGGGATAAGCCCTCCCTGCGCGGTAGCCCAGTTTAAGGATGGCGACCAGGTGGGAATAGGATCTGGTTGCTGAACCTTTAACTTAGACGCGGCAACACCTAAATCGTTAGTAAGTTTAGACATCCATTTATTAGCACTCATATCTGTTTCCTTTCTTAGTGTTTATTTCATGCCTTCCCATGGCGTCATATAACCGTCTTCTGAAAGCTTTCTGACGGCATCGATAGCAAATCTAAATTCTTGAACTTTATTCTTTAATAAGAGAGAAAGAGCCTGAGCTCGTGCATAAATCTCTTTTGCCCTTTGGACATCTGGATCAAGGGCTACATATGCCTTGCGAGATTCCACCGTGGGCTTTTCATCTCTCTTTTTAAAGAAATCAGGCGCACGATCAAGGTAAGCAATTGCCTCTGCCGTATCTAATGCAGTCTTGGCATTCAGCTCTGCCTGAACGGCCTTTGCATGCATAACTGACGATACGTCATAAGCGATGATGAACTCCCGTAGATACACGGGAGCCATCATCTTATTGAAACCTTGACCGATATCACCTAGCTTGCGAGTAAATGCTGCTATGTGTTTTAGATCTATCGAATCCAAGTTAGACTCGATAGTCTGGAGATCGGTACCCACGGTGCACCTCAGTTATCGAGGAGTGACTCAGCAAACGCAAAGATCTCGTCATCGGATTGCGATCTGGTAGCTTTTGTAACTACTTTAGTTGTGGCTTCTACTTGACGCTTTTTGGGTGCAGGTGCTTCTTCATCATCGTCGTCGTGGTCGTCGAAACGAATATTGACAGGCTTTTTAATCGGCGCCTTGTAGTCTTCAACATCTTCGTCTTCTTCAACTTTGGCAACGGCTTTTACAGGTTTCGGTGCGTCAACCTCAAAACCTGGAACTTGGAGTTCCGGAGCTTGAGCATAAAGATTTGCCAAATTGGCCATCAGTACTTCTTTAAGTTCGTCGTAAGAATAACGTTTATAAAGAGTAGTCAAATCGTAGCCAAGGCTATCGTAATTATCCATGACGTTGGTTGGAAGCGGATCGCGATCGTCAACCCAAACAATGCCCTCAGAGGTCTTCTTTTTGGTCTGGTTCTTAGAGACCGAATACTCGGTATTCGTGCCTTCGCCTTCACGACGAATCTTAAACCAAATACCAGAATCGTCTGGATTGGATTCTAGAGAAGTAGGGTCTTGACCGTAATCGGTCACATATTGCATCATTTGCTTTTTCATTGCATCATGAGCCGTCTTCTTAAGCTCAAGAAGACCCACTTCACCAGCTTTATTGCAGGCATTGTAGATGTATGTAGCCTTAGGCTTAATGGCCCATAGCATATCTGTAAATGGCTTAAGAGCCTCTTTAACTTCTTCGCGAGAAGCGTTACGATTTTTAAGGGAAGCTTCCAGTGCTTCTTTTTTCTTCTCAACAAGAGAGACATACTCAGATACGGGACAGGCACTATCTGTGGCGAATGACCTAGGGGAAGCGTAGGGACGCCGGCGGCCAGTTTGGGGATCGGCAAGCCATGCAATCACCCATCTACGATATGCGTATCCATCAGAACCTTCGCCGAAGGGCGGAAGAACGCGGTAAATGTTTTCCCCCTGATTAATAGGGTGACGTTTCCATTCCTTGCGCTCTTTCAAAGAATCTAGGTTTAGTTTCAAATTGGACTTAGCCACAAGTTCTCCTTTGCCTAAAAAGGCAGTAATACCCAACATTGGGTAATTTAATTATACCCATATAAAACACATAAAGCATAAAAACCTAAGATTTTAATGGATCTGTGGATTGAATTGTTTTTAGTTGCTCTTTAACAGGTGTCGTTTTTGGATCGGTTATTCTTACTTGCTGCGGACTTACTTGCTGCGGACTTACTTGCTGCGGCTTTTTATTTTGCAAGACAACTTCTTTTGCATAGGATTCTTTAATGGCAGGGGGATTAGAATCACCCAGAGATGCTAAAAGTTCCAGCTCTTTAGAAAAATTTTCCATTTCTTGTTTTTTAACTTCAGGCACCGGCAATTCTTTTTGTTGTTTTTCTAGTTTTTGAGTTTGTTTTTTTAATGACTTATTAATGCCAAGATGATCTAAAATTTGATTTTCGTTAATTTGATCGATACCGAGACGTTTAAAAACCGCCACATCGTCTGCAGATCCTGTGAAATAGATGACTTTAGTTGTAAATGGTCTAGATCTTAAGACGGATTCATAATATCTTTGATAGATGGCGGGGTATCGCGCTTGAAACATCTCGTGTATCACTTCTGCAACTTGCTCATCTGTTTCTGCAACACGTCCCATAAAATCTTGGGGCACTACGTGCCTGTATGCGTTAAAATATTTGTCATACCGACGACCGATTTCTTCTGCAATAGCTCTTAGATAGTTTGGTCCTAGAGTTGCAGAAAAACCTTTTCTACGCGAACAAGCCTTAATTTCTTCAAGAAATGTTGGTTTAGACAAAACCATCTCTTTTTCAGAGAGATTTTCTGGTGGATTCTGCGTGAAAACATATACGCTGTCCATTTTTTCTCCTTTTACGAATTAAAACAATTTATACTTAAGATAGTTTGCGCTTTGAATTATCAAAGCGATCTAAGCGTTCAAGTTCTAACACCTCAAGGGAGGGAGATCCCTTCCACCCTCTTTTTACATAACCCATTACATATACAAGCGTGTTTGTGGGAAATCTCAAAGCGCGCCTCTGGTCCCAGAAAGTACATTCTATAGTAGACAGACCATCCGATACAACGACGTCAACCTTTGACCATGGCTTGCCTCGTTTTGAGGTGCCGCTTCTGTGGGTAGACGATTGAAACAACCCCACCATAGCAACCTTAATCTTATCTGTGGACTCAGATCTTTCTTGAGCGTCTATTAGTTTTGCAGCAACAGCAACCGACGATATGACCGGGATAGTTGGCGAAGTGCCAAATGCTAATGGTATATCCTTTCTTTTAGTTTCACGCATAGAAGGCCACATCGCCGATATCTCATTGCGAATAAGTGGATCGGCTAAAAGCGCCTTATTAAAGCACTTATAAATATCTCTTTGATTAAGGAATATGCTGAGAGGCGAGGTATCTAGGACTTCCTCTGGTACGTTCTTTATTTTTTTGGTTGACTTAAATAGTGTCACAAACTGCTTACGGGCTTCTGGTATCGACACGCTGCTTGGGGCCATCTCGTCGAACACACCGGCTCTAAGTAGAGCCCAAAAATGCGAAGAGTTTACGCCGGACGACATTTTGCTGATGAAGTCTTCGACAGAAGAATAGGGCCCACGACTAATAATTGCCTTAATGCTAGATGGGCCCAAACCTTTTACAGCAGAAAGAGGCGCTGCGATCCTATCGCCCACAATAGTAAACCTGTCGTCTGGCGCGTGAAGCGAAGGAGGCGTGATCTTGTCACCCAGGATCGTGACATAATGTCGTATCTTGTTTTCGTCTGAATTATTGAGCTCTGCCGCCCACCACTCTAGCGGGTAATGGTGTTTCAGATACATGGTAATGTATCCAAGCTCTGCATATGCCCTTGAGTGAGAACGGTTAAATGAATAGTTTGAGTATGCGGTTACGACGTCGCAGAGCTTGTTAGCCTGATCTAGAGTCCAGCCCCTTTTCATGGTTTCAGACCTGATCCTATCGAACGTCTTCAACATAACGTCGCGTTTTTTCTTAGCGATGGCTGAACGAATCTGATCTGATTCTTCAAGAGAATATCCGCAAAACTTAACCAAGATGGACATAAGTTGTTCTTGATAGACAACAACGCCATTGGTTTCAGATAAAACTTCAGCTAGGTCTTCGTGGATGTACTCTGGATCTCTAACCATGTTTCTAACATCGATATAGAACTGAGTAGCAGAAACACCTGGAATAAATTCCACGTCCAGTGCACCAGGTCGACATAGCGCCGTAAGGTCAGACAAATCTTGTCTTCTTATCGGAGCAAACTTTTGAATATATCCTTTAATAAGATCTGTGTTAAACTGAAAAGCTGAATCTGTCTTACGCTTATAGAAATCTTCATAGACTTTGTTGTCTTCAGGAAGGCGGTAAAGTAGCTGAACCCCTTTATCATCTTCTTCTAACAGATCTACACCAGCATTATTCTTAATTAAGGAAACGACGCTCTCGAGTGTTTTGACAGTTGTAAGACCAAGCACATCAGCCTTAACAAGGCCCGATTTCTCTACCATTGGGGCCTCAAATTGAGTTACAGCAACCCTTCCGATGTCTGGGTCGTCGAAAAGCATTGTTGGAACGCGCTCTGACGATAAGTCTAACGTAGATATCACAAACGCAGATGCATGGCGACCCATGCCCTTCGGCAAACCAATTAACTTCTTGGTTACCTGCTCAATCTCTGGGTATTGTTTAAAAAATATCTGAAGTGTCTCATTTTGCTCTAGGTGGCCTTTATGAACAACACCCTCGGAGTCCGTGTATCCATACAGAAACTTATCTTCATCCAAACCTTGAGGCGAATCTGGAATAGTGTCGCAGACGTCCATGATCTCTTTGTCGGCCCTGTTTCTACCAAAAACAGCAAACATGGCATCTTTAATAGCATTTTTAGTTTTAAACCGTTGAAATGTACCTATTTGAGCAAAACCAGCTTTATATTTTTTAGCCAAATACTTTAGCACCGGTCCACGCTGGCCAAGATCTAGATCTATATCTGGAAAGCTGCCAGCATTAATACGAGCATGCGATAGGAACCTTTCGAAGGGCAGATGCTCTTTGATGGGGTCGATGTGGATTATCTTGAGATAATAAGATATTAAGCATCCGCCCGCAGAGCCACGAGCTAGATTTTGCAAAATACCTTGCGACCTGGCGTAGGAGCAAATATCCTCATACATTAGAAAGTATGGGATAAAATTAAGCTTGGAATTCTTCCAAATTACGTCTAATTCTTTTTTAAAGCGCTGAACATACTCTGGATCATTCGACCAGCGACCATGTTCTTTTATCTTTGCCATTAAGAGCAGGTAAAGCTGCTTACCGTATTCTTGTGTCTTTTGGGATATGTGATCTGGTATAGAAATACGTGGTAAATGGTACTCATGTTTAATGCTTATTTGTTGCGCTGCTGAGGCAATATCTTCAGCTGCGACCCTGGCGAGATCTATCTGCTCTAAAGTAAGCCAATCCCCAAGATGGCGCTGCAGTATAGCAGCGCATTCATCAAGCGATCTTTGGTAGCGCGTATCATAAAAAAAGCGCTTATCTTTAAATGAGGATTTAGATACTACGTCTTGAAATATCTTATCTTCTTCTTTTATAAAATGAGCAGCAGTTGAGATTATGAATCTATAGCCATAATTATCTATTGAATTCTTAATGAGATTATTAATGGCTTTTGTCAAGTTTCCGTCTGGGATAGACGGTGTCTTTGAAAAGTTCCTAAAGCCGAGGCCTTTGTCGAAGTACTTAATGACGTCGAAAGGCAGTAACTCCAATACGACTCGATCAAATTGTCGGACAACCTTATCGAGCTTTGAAGCTTTAACCTTCTCGTCGTCTTCGCCCAAGACAATAGAGCCAACCAACCCATTTTCGCATCCTGTGCCAAAAACGACTCCTTCCTGATGGGCAAGAACATCTTCTATTTTAATTATAGCGATAGGGATGCCAGAATCCTCTACGCCGCAGTCCCATCCCATGGATGCAAGCTTTAAAAGATTGCTATAACCAACATTAGATACTGCCCATGCGTTGATTCTAAATGGTTTATTGAGACCGTTTTCGGTGTCTATGACATTGATACTGATAGCAGGAACTATCGATATATCTTGATCTGTTAGAGATAGTTTGTGTGTCTTGTTTACTTTTTCTATAACAGATTTGACATTGATTGATTTATAAAGAGATGCAGCCCAATTGTGGTCTGGAAAAGAAATAGCTTTGACCCCCTTAGATGCTGCCCAATAGACCCATTCTTCAATGGAAGACACGGAATCTGTGTTGCTGTACTCTGAATGAAGGTGCAACTGAGGAAGCTCAGGAAGAGAAAGAGATAACTTGTCATCTTTGATAGATATCTCTTCGAAGTCTTCGCCGATTATTGCAGATAGATTCTTATCTACCTCAATGGTGGCCTGAATATCGCTTAACGCATCGTGCGCCTTGATTTGTATGCCAAACTCTTCGGCAAGATTTACTAGTTTTAGTTTTGTTGAGGTTAACTTATCTTTAACTGCCTTAGCTCTGGCATGAACGTCGCGTATTTCGTTTAGAAAAAACCTCGAATACTCGTTTGATCTTCCGTTTTTAGCAAAAATTGCGCCCAAGAATGCTTTATCAAAGTTTGAATTATATCCAGCAATAACAAATTTCGTACCGAACTGAGAAAGATATGCAACAAATTTATCCAACATCGCAGAGGGCGATTGAAATCCTTTCATCATTTCAACGGTGATGCCGTGAACCTCTATAGATTTAGCATCAATAGTATTCCAGTTTGCTGGTTGGCAAAACTCATTAAACGGCACGCCGCATTTTCCGTCTATAACCGGAACACATGCTAATTGCACGATATCGTTTATCGACGAACTTAATCCGGTTGTCTCAACGTCTAAATATAGATAAGCCTTCATCTGACCCTCGTGTCTGGATTGTCAGATTATACATCTATATTTAATATCCGATAATTAGAGCTTCCATCTGCCGTCAATGCAGTTGATTAACTGCCTTGCACCGCCCGGATATATTAAACAAGATGAATGGAGCCACGAAGATGCTCCACGGTTGTATTCTAGCTTAAGAAGCGAAGAAGTACCAACGCACCACGCACCACGCAGAATTTGAGGAGTATGGGAGTGTCCTGACACGGAATTGCCATAAGCACTTTCCATAGCCTCTAAACTACCTCTCGCACCATTGGCGCCAAGGTGTCCATGAGCTCCGCACTGTATACCTTCAATTCGATAATCATCATCAATTGATAGCCATTTAACTTTATCGGTAATCTTCTTGTCGTTCTTGAGGCAGAGTTCATTTATTGCATATTTTAATGGGTCTTTTTTATCCAGCACCTGAAGCGCTAGAACAAGAGAAATACGATGATTCTGCGGATCATCAACATACTTACCTTCTTGAAGATATCTTTCCAAGAATTGATCGTGGTTCGACTTGACTACGACAACCTCATCAGCCACAGAAGAAAGTTCTTTGATGTCTTCTGCAAGAATCTCTAACTCTGACGAGAGGCACAATTGCCCATTTTCTGCGCGCTGAGCCTTAAGGATTTTTGCGTGCTTTTCATGATGATTGATCGACATTCCGTCGAACGCATCGTGGAGCAAGATTCTTTTTGGAGATGTGAGTTGCGATATATTAAACCAAGCTTTTTTAGCTTTGGGATCTGTAGATCCAGCATGCCAATCACCTAGAACAAATGCTTCCGGTCTTACCTTTTGTTTAGTGGTTGGGGTGTACTTAACGCCAAGATCGTAAAAACAACCCTTAGAATCAGACTGAATCTGTCTGAAGTGGTAATGCTTGTCATCCGCTATTTCAACAATTATTGCACCAAGAACGTGATCGTTGTGTGCAATGTACGCAGTGCGTTGAGACATATACATATCGGAGTTGTAATTACTAACAGTAATAGCACCAGTAGTCATCATAAAATGAGGAAGAGCGCTATTGGAAACCGGCACAGCCTTTAGTCGTTGTTTTGGAGAAGCATAGATGAAGGTGCCGTTACGTTGGCCAATTCGGCCAAGACCGGTTGTGGGATCGATATGCTTAGCTGAAAGCTTGATCGTAGAAAGAAAAACATTGGAGTTAAGACTCGTATCCTCAAGCACAAGTGTTTCGTTCTTTAATCGTGCCGATATTGTTCCCCACTGCTTATCTCGATTGTGGGCAGGATCTGAGGCGACTAGAATCAGAAGCTGGGCGTCGTTTTCCTTGCAGTAGTTTTTTATCGATGCATAAAATTTATCGTGTACTTCGCATCCATTTACAGCAGTTGTCACAACAAATCTCTTAGAAGAAGCTACATCTTCTCTAAGTTTGATTAGAGCCTTTTGAGAATAAAGGTTCTCAACCGCAACATCAAAGAAACTACCAGAATAAGCTTCTCTTGCTTCTTTCTCTAGAGAGGTCAAAGACCCAAAATGGTGGGCAACCATATCTTTGGTTATGCCAAGTTGCTTCAGATCTTCCATGCGAATTTCGCGCTTTAATTTTTTAGCTAAAGCAGCAAAGGATTTTGTGATCTGGGCTTTTTTGTCTGGTGTGTTTACTGACTTCTTTTGCATTGACATACCTTGATTGGTGCAGCAGATTTTTCTTCTTGAACCAGCATATATAGTAACGCAAGATAGTTCCTAGCATCAGCTATTCTGCTCTCTATCGGTTCATTGGAAAATTCTTTGCCGTTCTTTATGTAAGAGGCTATGGAAGCCATATGCTTTGACAAATAAACCCATAGTTTTTGCTTTGAGTCTAATCCAATAATATCAGCGTCCTTGAAGTTTGCTAGACAGTCTTGATCGCCTGCGTATTCAACGCCCTTGCTAGTCAACAGTTGGCGCTCGGCTTCTACCATCTTTTCGAAGATCTCTTTTTGCTCCGACCAAAGCATAAATCCCCCGCATTATGCGAGGGATTCTACACAAACATCTGTTTTTATCGTTAGCTATAAGTAAAAGTAAAGTTAAATACCACCTTTGTGGTGGCGGTGTCTGAGGTGTCTAATGACAAAGTCACTTCGTAGGTATTAAAGATGCCTTCTTGATCTAATGCGTAGTAAATACCAGCAAAATAAGCTTTTAGATAATTGCCATTTAGACGAAGATATGTGGGATTATCCATCGTTGTAACAGAAACTGAAAATACTGATTTACCAGCTGCCGCAGCAGCTTGTAGACCCTGCAGGAGTGTGGTGTATGAGGTGGGACGAGGACTCGAGTATCTCAGCGATTTTGCAGTAAGTGCAGCCGCAGGAGCGTCGGTCGTGTCGAACGTAGAGCCAGCAACGACAGGTGAGGCCACCGTAAGCTCAGCCTGAGCTCCGTCATCAAAGTATTTGACCGTATAACCAGCTAAAATAGCCGCGTTTGATCCTGAGTTGGCAATTGTGAACATCGGGCTGGTGATGCTAATGTCTACGGCATCTTCAAGCACAACATCTTCGTACTGCGGAAGGATAAACCTTCTCCCCAGGTCAAAGGCATCGGCCAACTTCTTGTTTAAGCCATTGGCTCCGTCAAGATATAGGGATTTCAGTGTGGTCATAATTATTCCTGATTTTTGTGTTGGCTAAAGCGTTTTATAAAATCTCTCGTATTGTAAAAAATAATTACACTAACAACAGTTGCAATCAATAATTGATACAATACGATAATCATTTTAAACATTTAAACCAGATGTTGGATTTACGTCACCGTCTTCAATCTCTTGAATTTTGCCGAGAAGGAAGTCGATCTTCGCTCGCTCCAGTTTAACGACAGAAGAGTATCCACTCTTAAGGTCTTTAACAATCTGTTGGGCAGCGATAAGCTTCTCGTCGTTTGCTTGCTCTTCTTTTAGAGCTTTAATTTTTTGTTCAGATTTAGCGATCAGATGCTCTGCTTCATCTTGAGAAATAGACGCATGGTTTTCGACAAATGCTTTAGATAAAATGCTGCTAGCTTTGCCGTAGTTGATCTTACCTTTAGCCATAATAGACTCCTTATTTGATCGTTTCGTATTGTACTTATTCGTATAAGAATTGCTTTTTATTTAGCTTCTTAAACGTTACGTCTGGCGGTATCGGTACCGTGCATGAAAATGTTTTACAATTAAATCTTAAATATGAAGCATATATAGCCTGAGCAACTGCATCAACCACATCAAAACGAAAATGTATAGGTTTTCCTGTGTTTTCTGATATGCTGTGATTTGGAAATTTGATACCAAACCTTTCCCAAAGAGCTTGCACTATCATCAACTTCTTAGCTGGTGCAGCACCCCATCGTTGTTTTTGGAGTTTAGTTGGGGTTGATCTTCCAGCTACAAAAACCTTCCAATTGGAAATATTAAGAACCTCATAGTGAAGATTGAGTTCCCTAGCCCACATATGGATAACTGTCCGATACGCAGGGTTCACGTTAGAACCTGATGCGAACCTTGCCCCGAAGAAGTAGTCCTCGACCGCAATCTCGTCAGCCTGGACACGATCCTGCAATCCAGAGATGCGTTTCTTTAGATCTATGCACCAGTCGCCGATGTATTGAGAAGAAGTATCGACATCTATAAAGCCGTACTCTACTATCTCACAGTGATTTTGTGAAATACGAGCAACTGCGTATCCAGATGATCCACCCGGATCGATAGCAAGTATGGTTTTCAATTGTGGCCTCGTTATTCTTTAACAATAGACCACTGGCCATTTTTTTCAAGCTTTAATTTTTCTTTAACAACAGGGACTAATCTAAAGCCAGCGTTCTCTAGCCTTTTTACCCCACCGTGTTTAATGTTTATCTCTTGCATACTTACGGGCGTATCGGTGATCCGTTGGCCGTTTTGAAGGATGTGATAGTGATAAGATTCGCCTTCTGATTTTGTGGCAAAAGCAAGAGGATTAGTGTTCGCCTTGACCTGCATAACTGCTTGTCCCATAGCAAAATCTTTTGCTTGAGGGGCCTGGACCTGTTGCGCAACCTTAACAGGGTTCTTTTTTGACTTAGGTGCCAAGGATGGAGCTTTCGGGGGCTTTGGCGGCTCAATTGAAGGCATCCTTAAGCTTGGCATTAGTCCAGCCTTAAGTAGATCTTTGATTTCATTGAGTTTTTTAACGAACTTTTCCATCATGAAACCGTTGAAACACCATTTCGCTTGACTATTGTAATGGATTGATCAAACAACGCTTTAGCTTCAGACGCGTGATCTATTACTACTATACACCGCTTTGTGGCCATCTCTTTTAAGAACTCAATGACTCTAGAGCGGTTTGAGGCATCTAGATGATCAAAAGGTTCATCTAAAATCAATGGGTTAAGTTGAGCACCTGTATAGCGAGACACAACCTCTGCTATAGCAAAATCAATAGAAAGCGATAGACACCTTCTTTCGCCACCCGACAACGATCCTACTGGTCTTTTTGCGCCATCTATCGTTAGAGAATCAGACATCTTTGATGTGATGGAGCCTGACTTGTTTTCTTTGAAAGAAAGAAGCTCATATGAGGAATTGGGCCATATGAGTTGAATGATCTCTTGGATACGATCGTTTAAGGTTTGAATAACTGAATCCATGACGTAAGCTGGAGCACCAGTTGGCGAAAGCACCATCGATGCTGCTTCTAACTTAAGAATATCATTGTCTTTAACATGCAGTAGTTCATTTGATTTTTCTATAGACAATTCAATGTTTTTAATTTTTACGCTTAGATCGTCTTGCTGATCTATGGTCTTAAGTATAGATTTGCGCTCTAAGTCTTTTTCTTTGTAGAAGTTTTTTAACTCATTGAGTCTGTTTTGAGCCGCATCATACTCAGACATAGAGTCTTTGATCTTCTTCTTAAGAGAAAGAATTGTATCAAGTATCGATTGCTCTTTGCCAACTTCGCCCTCTAATCCTGTTATTAAGGATGTTAATGATTCTTTCTTTGAAAGAATCTGCTGGCGGTGTGCGTTTATTTTTTCAGCAGCAGAAGAAGAATCATGTCGAACAAATCGGCCAGAAACGATATCTAATTCTGCACCGCATGAAGGGCAGGAACCATCGGATGAGTCGCAGGGCTCTTGCTCTCTTTCAAGATCGCGAAGTTGTTGACGATATGCCCTTAATCTTCCACCGTTAGTTGATATTTCTCTAAGCTTAATATTTAACTTCTCTATTAACTCAGAATACTTATCCACATCATCTGGTGGCTGAATTGTAGCAAGCTGGTTTATCTTGGGGGCAACTGAAGCAATTGAGTCTTCTAGCTTTTTAAGCTCGTGCCGTAGCAAATTAACATCCACCTGAGACTCTTTAAAGGCGGATAACTTTCCATCCAATGCGGATAGCGCATTTACAATATTATTCTTTTCTAAATTTAGAGCTTTAAGATCCTGATCGATCTTCTTTCTTCCATCCGCAAACCCGTCGGCGCGCATCAACTTGAGGATAAGGTCTTTCCTCCCGGAATCGTTTAGATCTAAAAAACGCGTACCAAGACCTTGAGCAAAATACTGGGCAACTATGAATTGTTCATAGTCGAGGGGGAGTATCTTTTCATATTCAGACTCAGAAATCTCCACGTCGTTGATAGAAGCATAGAAGGATTTCGGACGGCAGCGCTCAATTCTGAGAATTCGGTTTGCGGAGAGTTCAATGTCGGCTGTAACTTTAGTAACTCTAGAGCCTTGACGTACGAAATCAGTGATAGACACTCCGCGGGGATATTGTCCGTAGAGCCCCCACGATAAGGCATGAAATATTGCCGATTTACCGGCCCCATTGGCCGATTCTGTGTCATGATTCCATCCGTCAATAAGTAAAAGACCAGAATCTGGAAAGCAAATTGAAGCATTCTCTATCGAGAGAACATTCTCTATCGCTACTGATTTAATATACATCGCTACCTCTTATGAGGAGGTTTTGTATGAACTTGAAGCTTACCCTGTTCATCAACATACATCCAGCCCTCTTTTAAGCAGTGATCAGCCGGATACTGCATAACGAGTCTGGGAACTTCGACTTTCCAAAAATACTCAGATCGTCTAGCTTCTAGGATCTCTTTGTTGTCTGGCGGTAGATGAACACCAGTATATGAATCAACGAGTTCTTTTACAGTTGATTGCTCAACGGTTGATGGAACTTGACGATCCATAGAGGAACCGCAGTTGGTACATTTAATTGAAATGGTTGACGCCGAAGTATATTTCTGTACTTCGGCGTCGCAACTGCATATAAACCTGTACTTAGGCATTAAAATCTGACCCCAATAGATAATCCCATTGCATCATAAGATGTACCCCTGAAATCCAATATAGAGCCTGCATAAAGAGGTCCACTAAAGTCATATTCAGCAGATACAAAGTTCACGGCATTAGTTTTCTTACCCAAACCAAGGCTAAGTTTTCGTGGATTTATTACTAATTTGGTGTGTTTTTCTTGTTCTTCTTTTAATTTTTCTTGAAACTGAGACAATTCTAAATTTAACTTTTGTTTCTCGGTCTCATGAACAGAATTAACTTCAACCAATCGAACTTCGAATTCTTTTTGAAGTCTTTCTGTTGTTTCTTTAAGCTTTTGCTCTGCCTCTTCTTTAACCTGAGAAATCTTTTGAGACTCTTTCTCAATCACTTCCCTAGAAACGATCTTCTTTTCAACTCGTCCATCTGGATACTTGGTGATTACGGTTACTTTTTCAGTAGACTTCTTTAGGGAACTGTTTTCAGAGACGAGAGAGTCGACTTTTCTTCTGTATTCGAATTCGAGCGCCAATCTTTCTTGAGTAAGATTTGTGACTTCTTCTTGGTGTTTAGATTTAAGTTGTTGAAATTCTGTTTCTTTTTCAGAAAGTTTCTTTTCATATGATTCAGATATTTCCTTTTCGCGTTTTAGGTACTCGTCTTTACTAGAGGTAATAGAAGGAAGGATTAAAGCTGCTAATCCAGCTCCTGCCGTAAATACTAAAACATATTTACCGATTTGCGTTTTTAAGAGCTTATTAATCATTCTTGCCCCGCCTCGTTCATCATATCTTTTAAGGCTGCTTTACTTAATTCCATTTGCGTTTCTAGATTATAGTCACGAGGAGCGACAACGATGCCGCCAAGGGTCACCATCAATGATGCAACTGATAGTGCATTGCCAATAGCTACACGATGAACCTTTGCGGGTTCAACAATACCAGATTTAAATGGATCTACAACTTCATGCTGATTTGCGTCAAAGACAACCTTAGGAATATAATTGTTGGAACTTTCAATGATAGCGGAATAAAGTTCTGCATGTCGATCAAATTCACCGCAATTTGCCAAAAGCACCTTAAATGGGTGCTCAAGAGCTTCGGCAAGAATAGACCATGCAGGTGAAGCATAGAAGGAATCAGCATCGCGGATCTTCTTTGCAAGAGCCAAATGAGTAGCGCAACCACCTGCAACAATACCTTCAGCTACAGCAGAACGCACGGCTTCTACGGCGTCTTGAACTCTATCTCTACGTTCTCTAACCTCAGCATCGGTCATGCCGCCAACCCATACTGTAGAAATTCCGCCAGTAAGTTTTGCAATTGCAGCTCTTAGATGCGCACGATCGTGCTCGGAGTGAGCAGAGGCCATGATTGCCTTAAGTTCAGAGACGCGCTCATCAATTAGCTCGCTATCTGATTCACATTGAACAAATGCTTCGTAGGTATTTACCTTTACTGCGCTAAAGTGACCAAAATGTTCAGCATTAAACGAAGCAGCAGTAGCTGGATCAACAATTGTTGCAGATGTGTACGCCGCCATGTCCTGAAGAAACATAGTTCTAGAATTTGCGAGTGTTGATTTTGGAACTTTCACGGGGAGTACGGTAACGCCGCTTTTAGATGTCTTAAGGCACTTTTCAATAACTGGATCTGCAAAACCATGAGCCATGATAATGATTGGTTTGCCAAATAAATCTGCGTCACCTTCGCATGCAGATTGAATAGCAGCAGGAAGAACGAGGTCGTTTAACGTTCCATCAAATAGAACCACCAGGCCCTCGTCCATGCGGACTTGCTGGTTGGCGCGATCATTGATGAATACAGAACCAATTGATCCAAGATCTTTTAGACCAGAAGTAACGATGAAACCATCTACGGTTTCAACGCGCATTCCGCCGCCTTGGTCTTCTTGAATCAGGATGTGCCCGTCTTCGCCTGCAGCCATAAAGGCCTTTACCACAACTTCTGCGACGTCTTGATCACCGTTCGCAGAAATTAAAGCAACGCGTTTGAGATCGTCATCAGATTTAACTTTAATTGCCACATCATTAAGGTAAGGTTTGATCACCTTTTCATAGCATTGACGAAGCTCATTAACAAAGCGCTGAGGATTGTAGCGCTTATTGCGCATCATGAAAACCGATCCTGCTCTAACAATCGCATCCGCCAAAACGATTGCAGTAGTCGTACCGTCACCTGCGTCCCGCGCGGTGTTGAGCGATATCTCTTTGCAAGTATCCAGAACTGTATTTGCTGCTGCATTAGGCATACCTAATGATTTGATAACCGTGATACCGTCTTTTGTAACCAAAGGCGGAAGACCTTCGCGCTCAATAAGAACTGGACGCCCGCCAGGTCCAAGTGTTTTAGAAGCAATATTTGCCATACGGCTGAGGGTGGTTTTAACGATATCGTCGATCTGTACGGGATCATCGACCATATCTTTAGATTTTGACTTTACGTAAAGCATCTGCATCTCCAAAGAATAATTAAGCGAGCGCGCCCTTCTTGCAATGATCGTCGATCACCTTTTTATACTGGGCAATCTTTCTTTGATCTGTCTCGAATCCAGTAAGAGAATGACCTAACTTTAGACAAGCTTTTAAAGACGCCGATGTCCCCATAAAAGGATCGAACACAGAGCTACCAGGAAGACACGAAGCCATTCTCAAGATCAACTCTGCTAGATCCTCTGAATACGCCTCATCAAGTGAGCCAGTTTCAACAAGCCATGTGTTACCAATACATGGCGTTGAATCTTCTAGCATAAGATATTTTTTAATTGGCTGACGATCGATCTTCCAGATATTGCCGTTACAGAAGAACAAGACGTACTCGTGCGAGTTGACCAGCATGTTTTCTGCACGCTTACCTGGGAGCCAGGTCTTCTCAATTACAATATTGTCAATGTGATTAAAGCCAGCATCGACCATTGCTTTTGCCACTTCAAAAGGTCTAAACTTTGCCTCGGTTGGTGCATAGCAGACCAAAAACACTAGACCGTTTTGGGCCATCGAGGCTTTAAGCCTTTGTGAGAAGTTCTTAATAAACTCGTCAGAGTACCCATCTCTTTTTCGGATAGGCACTCTGGTTACGCAGACTTCGACATTCTGCGGCCAAACGGAATCACGATCAAAGAGGTCCGTTTGGTTTATCTTTACCGATGTTCCAAAGACTGATGACAGGTTGCTTGGCATAACTTTCTCCAGCTTGATCCAGTTATACTAAAGAATTGCCTGTGCTACCGAATCCACCCATACCGCGAGACGTATTTTCATCTAGTTGATCGACTTTCTCAAGTGTATAGTCGCTTGAATAAGGGTGCAGGATCATCTGCGCGATTTTTTGCCCCTTCTTGAAATGCAACGTTTCACCAGCGAAAAGTATCGTTCTTTGAAAACCATCCACCCAAGTAGTGTGGGGAGTGTGGTTTAAATTGGTCATAACGACATGGATAACGCCTCTGTATCCTTCGTCAATGATCCCTGCATAAACCAAAAGACCCTTAGATCCATTTCCAGATTTAGAAGTAATTTCTGCGTATGTAGATTCCGGCAGCTGGATCTTAACGTTTACGGCATGCTTGACAACCTGTCCGGGAAGCACTGAAAAGTCAGATGCCGCAAACAAATCAAATCCGGCGTCAGATCTGTGCGCCTTAACCGGCAGTTGTCCACCTTCAACTAAATTAACCTTAACGATCTTGCTCATAGCTACTCCTTAATAATTAAAAGGCCTTTTCTCAACATGCCTAGGTTGCTTCTATGACTAGAATGCCACTTCTGCCATAAAAAGACTCGCTTGTGCAGATAGATTTCTTTCGAAACCAAGAGAAAACATGGCATTATTTCTCTTGAACCACACCCGTCCTAACGAGTCAGGACACACCTACAAACACTTTGTTCGAGGAACGGAGATGCCCACGCTCCTGCCTAAAAGGCCGTATTATTGTACTTTCACGTTGTGCGTAATCTCTTTATAGTAAGAGATTCGCTGCTTTGCGTGACGCGTCAGCATCGTTGATGCAGTTGGGATATAGTCTAATATTATGCAGGTTGACTTTTCTGGAGTTTTCCTAAGTCCTCTTCCCACTGCTTGTAGGACAGCAGACTTAGACGCCGTAAAGTTAGCAAGAAGCAGAACCTCAACGCTTCTGGTGTCGACTCCCTCACCGACAAGGCCGTCAGTCGCGACGAGTCCACGTATTTTCCCGCGGTTAAATTCATCGATGAACTTCTCTGAGCCCTTATCGCGGCCATTCGCGAAGGAAATGCCCAAAGCTGATGATATCATGTCTCCGTGCTCGATTTGATCGACCAATATAAGAGTATTCTTGTTTGCACTAATGAACGCTCTTGCATCCGCAATTATCCGTTCGTTCATCTCTTTACAATTTAAGACGTGCGCTTTATAAGCTTTTAATTTATCGTCTTTGTAATCGTAACCAGTTGTATTTATTGCTCTTACTATAAAATAAGGTTGAGAAAGCCAGCCATTTGCTACTCCCCAGGATACGTCTCGTTCAACCAGAATATCACCGCAAGCCGCGTGAATAAATACATCTTTTCCGTCTGATCTAAAAGCGGTAGCCGTGAGTCCGTAAATCCGGCCCACGGCTCCTAGTCCTTCGGCAATAGCGTAGAAAGTGTTTGCGGGTGTGTGGTGGGTCTCGTCGAAGATAATGACACCAAGACCGAGATTTTTGATGTCATCTATACGGTTTGATACTGAGGCGGCTATGCCTACGGTTACTGCAGACGGTTTATACTTCCCATCGCCTATAAAGCCAACTTTAGTTTTGCCGAAGCATTCGGCAAGTTCATTATAGAACTGATAAGCAATTGATTTACTTGGGCAAACTACTAAAGTTTTACGCTTTAGCTTTTTAATCAACATTATTGCGGTTTTAGACTTCCCTAGTCCAGTCGCAAGATTTATAATGCCTCGCCAGCTTGTCATAGCCTTGTCAACAGCTTCTTCTTGATATGGTCTAAGCTGTATAGCTTGATTAGCGTTGGCCCAAGGAAGTGGGATTATGTCCCCTGTTTCTTTACGGTTGTCTATTGTATTTGGTATTAAAGATTGCACCAACGAAGCAAATCCAGACGGAACTATGAGTGAATTATTGTCCTTCTTAAGAAGAGTTCCCTGCGATTCGCTTTCTAATTGAGCCAGAAGCGCAGGCGACGCAGCAAACGGATTTCGACGCATTCTTTTTAACTGATATTGCTTTGACTTATCGACATACGAAAGCTGGTTTCGTAATTCCGATTCGATATCCATATCAATATGATCGATACGGATAATGTCATTAAAGATGTGCGCAATTGATTTCATTTGATTTTCGTATAAATATATAAACCCATACGTGTTGGAAGGGATTTTACATGGAAGACCTGAAAAAAATCTTAGGCGAGCGCAAGAAGAGTATTGATACAGAAATGTATTGGTGGTTAAATTCTAAGCGGCCATTCCATATTGGCGATGAATATGTTATTTTTCTAGAAAAAATCGACGTATCTAATAAATCAGTAAAAATTCGTATAGTAAATACTAAAAATAAATCACAAGACTCGGATGCAGAGACATTGCTTGAAGTTCTTTTGTCGTCTGGCGTGATCCGAGGTCAAGATGGATTTTAATAGCAAAAAATGTTTAATTTGCATTCGAAAGAATGAATGTCTTTATTGGCATAAAGATCCAGAAACTGGTGAAATATGGGCTTGGTGTCAAGGTAAGTGCAAGCGAGCATACTCACTATATGAGTATTGTTTCTTAGCAGGAATTTCCCTAAAGGACTTTCTAGGTTCAAATCTTTCTTTTGAGGAAGCACGACCATTAGAAGTTAATGCGATGTCTTGGCCAAGATCTTTTCATGCCTTATCGGATCCAATATCGCGTCCAGGCTTAGATTACCTAGAATCTAGGGGGTTAGAATCGCCAGGCGAAATGTATTTCGACTCTTCTCGCGAAGGCATTGTTTTTCCCTACTATTTAAACAATACTTTTGTAGGCGCACAAATAAGATTCATTGTGCCAAAAATTGATGAGAATGGGGGGTCGTGGAAAATCACAACAATGCCTGGCACTCGTTTGGGTTATTTGTTTTGGGGCTGGTCTCAGCAGCCATTCTCTACGAACGTGAAGTATATTGTAGTTGCCGAGGGTGCAATTAATGCCGCTAGCCTTCAACAGGCTCTAAATAAAAAGTTTGGTAACTTATTAAAAAATCCATACCGTTGCATATCTACATCAGGTGCAAGCATAACAAAGTACCATGCCGAAAAGCTCAAAGAGCTCATTGATTCTGGTCTAAAAGTAATAGCAGCACCTGACAACGATGAAGCCGGAATAAAGATGTTTGAGAAGATGGCAAACGATAGTGCATGCACGCATTATGCATTTGTCGAAGAAGATGGCAGGGATTGGAATGACGTCTTGCGAAAGCCAGATATGGATCTGGCTTCGTACTTCGCCTCACGCTTGAGGAAAGCATGAAGGGTCTATTAACAAGCACTGTAAGTCAAGGTGCTTTTTGGATGGTAAACAAGAAGATAGCGCGCTATCTTCAGAGCAATGATGCTGCTCTTCTTTTGGCAGATCTCATCTCGCGCAGAGATTATTTCCAAGCACGAAATGAACTAGATGCTGAGGGCGGATTTTTTGCTCTTTCTGAGTCCATCGAAGAAGATCTAAACCTTACAAAGGAAGCAAGACAGAAGCTAACTAAACAACTAGAATCTGTTGGCTTTATTAGGATCGTCAAGAAGGGTCTTCCTTCCAAAAACTACTATTATGTACAGGATGCTGATATCGTTAAGATCTTAGACGAAGATGTCAAAAAGTCTAATGATTTTCAGTGGGCTGAAAAGCCAGCCCAGTACAGGGCTGAAAAGCCAGCCGACAACAGGGCTGAAAAAGATGCCGCTAATAAGAATAAAGAGAAGAGAGAGGAGAAAGTTTCGCAGGAAGATGTTTATCGAAAGTGGTTATCCGAAGTTCCTGAACAACCAGACTTCAAGGCTTGCTACGAAGAGCTTCTAGTCCTATTCGAGTCCCTCAAATCCTGCGGCTATGCAGAGTCAGATATTTCTTCTTCGCTTAAAAAGAAGATAATGGCTCGCTGGGCACGCTCTAAATATCCTGACAAGCATGCGGCTTGGTGGGACAAGGCTGTCGGCGCCACGTTTAACTCTAAGATTATTTTAGTCGTACCGGAGCTTAAAGAAATATCTGGGGTAAAGATAAAGCGTCAAGACGGACAAATATCGATAGATGCGGCAATTGCTATGACCACCAACGACGACGTAATTCAGCAGATGATGAGAGAATACGATGAGATCAGAAGTAGGCCTGCATTATCTGGGAGCTTCGAAGATGAATGAGCTAAAGATAAATTCAAGAGTTGATCTGTTCGAAGCTAAGCAGGAGCTTGAGAAGGCACGCGTCCAAGAAGGTTTGGCAAAGTTAAACCAGAAGAAAGTTCTTCAAGAAAGGTTAGAGAATTACTCTCTTGCAGAGATCGAGGCGCGTAAGGGAAAGGACAACGCTAAACGTCTAGTTGGTGTCCTTGAGCGAGATGCAGACCTGATCCGCAAAGCAGTGATGTTTGTAAACGGAGCACTATCTACTGTCTGCCCGCTATGTCCTGGCGGTATCTATCTTGTCGGTGCCGCCTCTGGTACTGGTAAATCTACGTTTACAGCTGCAACAGCACATGGACTATTTACCCAGGGCCTTAAGACATTCATCATCTCAAACGAAGAGACGGAAGCTAAGATTTTAGCAAGGATCGCATGTATTGAGCTTGGGCTCGATTTCAACCTATATGTGCAGGATAAACTTCCTACGTCATTTAGAAAGCAGGTCGCGCATAAAATATTAGAAATTGAACCCTACGTAACTGTAATGGACGATCCTATCGCGTCTACAACTCTCGAGAAGATCGAATCCATACTTCAAGAGGTGAACACATCTGGTGCCTACAGTTGCGTAATTGTAGACTTCCTTCAACGGATTAACAAATCAACGGTTGTACCGAGCATTGAAAGGGTTGACGCTCTTTATAGGTTCAAAGACATAGCAACGGATTATGCACAGCACGCAAAGGTTCCCGTGATCGTCATGACCCAGTTAGTTCCGCTTTCATCAGATGAAACTGAAAGAAACTTTGAAAGTCGTATTAAGTGGAGCCGCGGATTTTATGAGGCAGCCGCAGCAGCCATCGAGATCATCAAGATTAAGGGGATTCCGGTATCTACGTTCTATATCGCAAAAGGCCGCTTCTCTAAAGCCGAAGTATCTATTTCCTGCAAGTACGAAAACGGCAAGTTTACCTACGTCTCAAAGGGCGAGCTTCAGGAGATAAAAGATCAGGCACAAATAGATGCCCTCAACGACCTAACGTCAAAGATGGACAAGGAAGAAGAGCAATGAAGTACATTTTGTTTTTGATAGTACTGCTATCTGGATGCATGACTATTGTAAAGAACCAGTGCGCCGAAGACTCGTTCCTAGACGACGAAGTAAGGTTTAAGCAGAACGAAAGAGTGAATATCCTGTTCGAGGAAAAACTTTCGTTCTACGAGAATAGTTGTCTAAAAAATGGTAGAGTTCTTGAACTGATGGGCTGGGAAAAGGGAACTCTCTACTATCAAGTTGAGATGATTTGCAAATCAAACGATAGTAAAACATATACACGCAGATCTATTAAGATTCCCCAACATCTTTTAGAAAAGGCATGAACGATGAAGATTTTAGCAATAATCTTGACATTGGCTGCAATTACAGTATTTTTAGGTACTCTTGGTGGATGCTCTACGCGTGATTACACAATGCTGACCAAGCAGGTTGCAGATTACGGCATTCAACGCTTTGAGGATAAAGAAAAGAATGTAGTTTGCTACGTCTATCGTGACAGCGATAGCAACTCAATGACCTGTTTAAAGAGCGTGCGATGAACCCGACGTTGATGTTGGCAATTGGTACTTTAATATATACGTTTTATGCTTGGTTAACTTTTTCTCCAAGCATGAAGATGTCTTCGTATTTGATCCCACTTGGGATTGGGATGGCTGTTGCCGGCAACTTTCTATGGATCATGATGGCAAGATCGATACATCAGCCGGCTGTTCTAGTTTACTACGGTATGCTCTGGGATTCAATGATAACTGTTTCGTTCATATTGGTTCCGATAGTGTTCTTTGGTGTACGATTTAACTTAATATCTGGTATTGGGTGCGGTTTGGTTTTGGCTGGTCTGACGTTGATGAAGCTAGGAACCCATTGATGGTTTTTAATTCCAGCATGAACGATGAGTTAGATAGTCTTACTGTTGAAGTTGAGCGTTTGGTATGGATCATAATACTGCGTAATTTGTTGAATAAGTTAAAAGTTTCAAGACGTTACCATGAAACACGATGAAACACACAACACAGATGAAAAGATACAAAAATATCTTTTGTGTCGTCGATTTAAAAAAGTAACATATAGGCTTCGAGTAATAGGTTCGCCGAGCTTGTGGCGAAGCTTCAATGATCCACCTATGAGTATTATCAGATAGGAGAAGATATGAGCAGCAGTTATCTAAAAGCACAAGAAGACGGAAGACAGAAGAGAGCAAAGATCCGCGAAGAGATGCGCGTTCGGTTTGCCGGCCAAGCTTTATCTGGACTAATTATGCTTAATCAGGGATATAAAAATCCGGATTCTTTAGCAGAAGAGTGTGTAGCTATTGCTGATGCTTTGATTCGCCGTTTAGGATACGCAAGAGATGTAAAACCTTCTGATCTTACAGAAGAAGAAAAACAACCTCTTGATTAGGCGATGAGAATGAGTTCACAACGCGAGCTAGTTCAGGCGATGATCCGCAGAAGAGTCTCGCGGGCCAAAAAGATGAAGGAAGAGAAGGTCGGTCTTACAGCGCGAGAAATTGTTATAAAATTTTTAGGTGAATTTAATGAACAGTTACGGACGGCAACCTCAGTCGTAGAAAAATATTGGCTAATTGAAGCTGAATCTCAAAGACTTTTAGCTTCAATTCGAAGAATTGATCCAGATGTAGAAATTGAATTGGTTTGGTTTGGCGACGATATCGAAAATATGCGCTTAGAGGGCGTAAGCGTAAGTTGGGGAAACGATTATCGTACAAGAAATAAACTCAACGATAAAGAGTTAATAGATTTAACGTCAATATTTTTTGAATAAATCTAAAATGTAGAACTTAAGATAGTAGAACCAAACATGTGTGGGTTAATGCCGGTACTATCGCTCATAGGTTGCATATAGTGCCAGTTGGTTTGGTTGGCTTGTGTATTAGGAGCAAAATAAATCCTATTCTGCATAGGAGAATAAACACCGCCGGCATAACAACTATTTATAGTCGTTGTCACGCCGTTGGTATAAGCTACCACGCTACCGGTATTGCAGTCAATGTAATGCCAGTTGGTCTGATTAGCTTGAAAACTTGGAACCAAATAAATTCTATTCTGTGTAGACAGATAGACGCCACCATAGTAGGCTCCTGAAACAGCTGTCACGCCATGTGCATAAGCTACTACGCTACCGGTGTTGCAGTCAATATAGTGCCAGTTAGTTTGGTTGGCTTGACTATTGGGAGCAAAATAAATCCTGTTTTGCGTGGGCGAGTAGACGCCGCCAAAGTAGGCAGCCGAAACTGCCGTTACTCCATGTGCGTAAGCAACTACGCTACCGGTAGCGCAATCAATATAGTGCCAGTTGGTTTGGTTAGCTTGACTATTGGGAGCAAAATAAATCCTGTTCTGCGTAGGCGAGTATACACCGCACCAATAAGCACTTATAACTGCGGTCACACCGTGTGCGTAAGCAACTACGCTACCGGTATTGCAGTCAATGTAATGCCAGTTGGTTTGGTTGGCTTGGCTGTCAGGAACTAAATAAATCCTGTTCTGGGTGGGTGAGTAGACGCCGCCAGTGTAAGCGCTTGCAACCGCCGTCACACCGTGTGCATAAGCTACTACGCTACCGGTATTGCAGTCAATGTAATGCCAGTTGGTTTGGTTACCCTGACCATATGGAACAAAATAAATCCTATTTTGCGTGGGCGAGTAGACGCCGCCTCTGTATGCTCCTGAAACCGCCGTCACACCATGTGCATAAGCTACTACGCTACCGGTGTTGCAATCAATATAGTGCCAATTAGCTGAGGTGGCTTGTTGGTTTGGAACTAAATAAATTCTGTTCTGCGTGGGTGAATAGACGCCGCCAAAGTAGGCACCCGAAACCGCCGTCACGCCATGTGCAAATTGTACTGCTCCGGTGTAGGTATTTGTATTTTTAATATGTAGCTGTTTCAGTGACTTCAGCCACTGGTTTACGTCTTGGGTACCGGTTAGGGCGGGCATTGCGTTGTTGATTAAATATCCGCCATCAAAGGTCTTAGTTCCTGAAAACGCTTGAACAGTAGTGCTAACTACACCATCTTGGGTAGAGGATGCCAAGGGCACGCAGACACTTGTTGGTAATGTTACAGATGAGCTACTCATATAAAACCTTAATAAATTTAAAGTGTAGAACTTAAGATACTTGACCCAAACATATACGGAATAACACCAGAGGCGTCGCAGGTAGGTTGTAAATAATGCCAGTTGGTTTGGTTTGATTGACTGTATGGAATAGGATAAATTCTATTTTGCGTGGGTGAGTAGACGCCTCCCCAATAAGTATTTGCAGCTGCTGTTACACCATGGGCATAAGCCACTACGCTGCCGGTGTTGCAGTCAATGTAATGCCAGTTGGCTTGATTGCCTTGGCCATATGGAATTAAATAAATCCTGTTTTGCGTAGGTGAGTAGACGCTGCCAAAGTAGGCGTACTCAACTGCTATTACACCATGTGCATAAGCCACTACGCTACCAGTATTGCAGTCAATATAGTGCCAGTTGGTTTGGTTACCCTGACGATTTGGAACAAAATAAATCCTATTCTGCGTGGGCGAGTAGACGCCGGCGGCGTAGGCATACAGTAGTGCTGTCACGCCATGGGCATAAGCCACTACGCTACCGGTAGAACAATCGATATAGTGCCAGTTAGTTTGGTTGGTTTGGCCACTAGGAACAAAATAAATCCTGTTTTGCGTGGGTGAGTAGACGCCGCCGGCGTAGGCATAATCAACCGCCGTTGCGCCATGTGCATAAGCCACTACGCTACCAGTATTGCAGTCAATATAGTGCCAGTTGGTTTGGTTACCCTGACGATATGGAACAAAATAAATCCTGTTTTGCGTGGGCGAGTAGACGCCGCCCCTGTATGCTCCTGCAACTGCGGTCACCCCATGTGCATAACCCGCTGCGCTACCGGTATTACAGTCAATATAGTGCCAAACGCCTGAGGTGGTTTGGTTGTCTGGAACAAAATAAATCCGATTCTGCGTGGGTGAGTAAACGCCGCCAATGTAGCTATACGCAATCGTATTCAGGGCGGCCGCATAAGCTACTACGCTACCGGTATTGCAGTCAATATAGTGCCAGTTGGTCTGGTTTGATTGACCACTAGGTACCAGATAAATCCGATTCTGCGTGGGCGAGTAGACGCCTCCAATGTAGGCATATTGAACTGCCGTTACGCCATGTGCAAACTGTACTGTTCTGGTGTAAGTGTTTGTATTTTTAATATGTAGTTGTTTCAATGACTTCAGCCACTGGTTTACATCTTGGGTACCAGTTAGGGCTGGCATTGCGTTGTTAATTAGAACTTCATCAAAGGTTTTAATTCCTGTGAATGTTTGAGCAGAAGTGCTTATTGCACCATCTTGGGTAGGGGAAGCAGGAACAATATATTTATTTTGAAATGTTACAGATGAGCTACTCATATAAAACCTTAATAAGTTTAAAGTGTAGAACTTAATATAGTTGATCCAAACATATACGGAATAATGCCAGAATTATCTCCAGCAAATTGTATATAGTGCCAGTTGGTTTGGTTACCCTGACGATATGGAACAAAATAAATCCTGTTTTGCGTGGGCGAGTAGACGCCGCCCCTGTATGCTCCTGCAACTGCGGTCACCCCATGTGCATAAGCCACCACGTTGCCGGTGTTGCAGTCAATGTAATGCCAGTTGGCAACAGTAGATTGATTATATGGAACCAAATAAATCCGATTTTGGGTGGGTGAGTAGACGCCGCCCAAATAAAATAGAAAAACCGACGTTACACCGTGCGCATAAGCCACCACGTTGCCGGTGTTGCAGTCAATATAGTACCAGTTAGTTTGATTACCCGCTGTAATAAAATAAATCCGATTCTGCGTGGGTGAGTAGACGCCGCCCCAATGAAGACCTCCCGTCACGCCATTCGCATAAGCCACTACGCTACCGGTATTACAGTCAATGTAATGCCAGTTAGTTTGGTTTGATTGGTTATATGGAACCAAATAAATCCGATTCTGCGTGGGTGAGTAGACGCCGCCAGTGTAGGCTCCTGAAACAGCTGTCACGCCATGGGCATAAGCCACTACGCTACCGGTGGCACAGTCAATATAGTGCCAGTTGGTCTGGTTGGCTTGACTATATGGAACCAAATAAATCCGATTCTGCGTGGGTGAGTAGACGCCGCCAGTGTAGGCGCTTAGAACCGCTGTCACGCCATGTGCATAAGCTACTACGCTACCGGTATTGCAGTCAATATAGTGCCAGTTGGTCTGGTTTGATTGACCACTAGGTACCAGATAAATCCGATTCTGCGTGGGTGAGTAGACGCCGCCAGTGTAGGCTCCTGAAACAGCTGTCACGCCATGGGCATAAGCCACTACGCTACCGGTGTTGCAGTCAATATAGTGCCAGTTAGTTTGGTTGGCTTGACCATCGGGGGCCAAATAAATCCGATTCTGCGTGGGTGAGTAGACGCCGCCAGTGTAGGCATAATCAACCGCTGTCACGCCATGTGCATACTGTACTACTCTGGTATAGGTGTTTGCGTTTTTAATGTGTAGCTGTCTTAAAGATTTTAGCCACTGGTTTACATCTTGGGTACCAGTTAGGGCTGGCATTGCGTTGTTAATTAGAACTTCATCAAAGGTTTTAATTCCTGCGAATGTTTGACTTTGATTAGCAAACATTATTTGAGAAAAGTTTTGAGATACTGAAACTGATGAATTAGACATTTTAAAACCCTTAATCGCTTACTAAAACTAACTTTTAAATCATTTTATAATTCGTTCGTTAGTCTAACTTTATTAGTTCCTATGAATACAAATTTGGCTTCAGTTCCATAGCCGGTTCCAATTAAATATAATCTAAAAGCACTTTCACCCTTTGATGTCGCACCAAGTTGCAAACTGGTTGCAGTACCAATTATTGTTCCGTTAAATGATTGAGCACTAATTCCAGATGTAATGGTTTGTTCTAGCGTCACGGTGTTGAAATCCCTCATAGGCACAATAAATCCAATCCATTGTGTCTCGACTGAGGTTGAACTTTGAAACGTTGAATTGAAAATACTATTTGATCCAGCACTATGTACTTGATAAAAACGCTGACAAAGATTTAACTCTAAACCAATTGGTCTTTGCTCAAAAGGTGTTGCTACTGTACCAGATTCTAACTGCACATTGGCAATGTCAAATGTGCCGGATTGTTGGCCTAGGGAGTTTGTGCGGGAGTTAAAAGATGAACCAGCATCAAACCAAAAAACTATTTGCAAATTGTCATTGCCATCGGTGCCAAGAATTTTTCCAGAAATGCTTGGGATATTTGCTGTCACTGTGTATCTAGCCCACGTCGATGTAAGAGCGACCGTCGTAACACTAGCTCCGTTCACATCTGCACTCGGTGATCCTCCAGTGCCGAACGATTGCTTGAACTCAATCGCGATATTTTTTGAAGCGTCAGCCTTGGCCCAAAACGAAAGCGTTACCGTTTGACCGGCAAAACTAAGTACACTTTCCACGGCTTGTCGTTTGTGACAATAGTTAGCAGATCCAGCAGCGCTTGTTACAACGGTTCTAGACCAATATTTTGGACTTGCGGGAACATCCGTTTGTCCTAGCGTAAATGTTTGCCTAGACGCAGTTTTAGTGCTACCAGAATGGCTATTTAACCACCGATCATCACTGCCATATCCATCACTAGTTTGACTCGTCCCTCTTTGCCAAATATCAAACCCGCCATTGATAAGTTTATTCCTAAACATCAATGAGGAGTTGATTCCATCCCCGTACGATCCTAAGTAATTTACGTTAGCCACATTTAGTCCTTTTATTTGAGTAAATTAATGTAAAAATTAGACAATGCGAGTTGCTACAATTTTGCCCCTAGCTGCGGCTGTCCCAGAAGAGAGGGTTATGT